CTGTTGCACCGATTACCAAGTTATCAGCATTACCTGCACGAATATCAACTGAACCATCGCCAATGTGATTTACTATCACCACTCCATTTTCGGAAACAATATTTCCAGATATTGAACCTATAGATATTTCACTTGCGATTATGTTTCCAGTAGTATGAATATCTTGATCAACGAAAGTCCAACGATTATTGGTTTCATCCCAGAAAAAACTTACAGATGGATCATCACCACGGTTTACTAGAAAGCCAACATCCTCAGTAGCAGGACCAGTTTGATCAGAATTTAGGACTAATATAGGATCAAAAAAACTTGTTTCAATAGAACTTATTGTAGTGGTATTCCCTTCCACTACAAGATTTCCTCTTATAACCAATGTTCCGTTTCTTGATTCAATAACAGCATCATTGTCGCCATTATCAAACGAAACTGTTTCACCTCTAAGGAATAACCGATCACCGAATTTTATTTGTTCTGACATTTTTTCATCCCAGTTGAATTTATTATCTAGTCTATTTATCCTGCGAGAGTTCTTTGAATAAAAGAAAACCCAGTGCTTTCACACTGGGTTGACTTTGATTTAGGTTTCGTATATATTACACGAATGATAGGTTTGCAACGTTGATCTTTGATAGATAGTCTGCTGCGTTACCTAGAGATGACGCAGTGTTGGTTAGTTCAACATAGCCGTAACGAGTCATGAAGGACACGACTGGTTCGAATGTTGATGGGTCAACAACAACGCCTGATGACATTAGTGGAACGTATGGGCAATAGAATGCTGCTGCGTCAATCTCGCCTTGGCCTTTGTAGCCTAGTAGAACTGGTGCAGTGTCTGATGCGTATGTGTTTACATATACGCGCATTGTGCCGTTTAGTGTTCCAACAAACTTGGTGTTGGTTGGTGCTTCAAACACGCCTTCGGTTGTGCGAGCGAATGCTGAAGTGGTAGCTGACTGTAGAACAGTTAGTGCTGCTGGTGAGATAACTGCCCAGTTAGCTGCGCCACGACGAGTGCGCTGTGCAACTAGGTTTGCTTGTTGGTTGATTAGAGTAGCTAGAACAGCATGACGATCACCAACGAAATGTGGAGTGCCTGTGAAGGTTCCGTTCATGTCAAAGGTTGCGCCTAGAGTTGCTAGGTTTGTTAGAGAGCCAAGAATTTCTTGGTCGATTTCAGCGGTGATTTCCATCGCTAGAGCCGCCATGATTTCTGCTTCAATATCTAGACCATGCATTGCGTTTGCGTCTTGTGCTGCTTCAAAAGTCCAACGTGCTGATAGCTTACGTGTTTTAGCTTCAACAGTTTGCTTTAGAACCTGAATTGACATACGATTTCCTGCTACGCCTTCTAGGTTTGAAGTTGGTAGAGGTGCATTGGTGCCGTTACCTGAGTAAGCGGTTGCAATGTTGAATGGTGATAGTGCTTCTGAACCTGCGGTTGTTGCGCCAGCATTGTCTGCATAACGAACACGTAGGGTGTGAATTTGGCCTACTGGACCAGTCATTGGCTGAACGCCGATGATTTCGTTAGCAATAACGGTTGGCATAACACGGCGAATAACTGGCAGAATAACTTTGTTTAGTGTTGCAATGTTACCTGCTTGGGTTGCGCCCGCTGTTGCACTTTCGTTTAGTGCTTTCTTTGTGTTTTCTAGAACTGATGACATTACATCGCGCTTGGTTCCAACTAGACCTTCTAGTAGTGCTTCGCGTGTCGCGTTCCAGTTTTTACCTTCAAAAAGATTTTCCATCTTTAAGTTCTCCTGTATCTGGTTAAATTATTTCAATCCTGCCAATTTCTTTAGCACGACAATATCGGCATCGCCATTCTGACTTGTATGTGTTTCTACTATACGGTTTCCAGTATGTTCTGTTACTTTGCCTTCAGTTAGTTTTTGTTTTGTTTCTGCTCTCGCAGTAACATTTTCGTTCAAAACTGCTGGTAGATATTTCTTAAAAGCAGTCTTTAGATTTGCTGTCTTTACTGATTCAAGAAGATCAGTCATTACACGGCGCTTTTCACCAGATAGTGGTGATAGTAGGCTTTCCATTACCGCCTTACGGTCGGCACGGTCTTCCATTACACGCACTTTCTTGTTTGCCGTAATAATCGCTGCATCTTTCTCAGCGATCATAGCTTCCAGCTTTGCAATTTTTGTAGCAGTTTCGGTTAGCTTACTATTCATTCTTGAAACTTCGGTTCCTTCATTTAGCTGTGAAGCCATGAATTCACCTGCGAATGCTTCAAATAGACGACGACCAAAGTCATTTTCTTTAGCCTGTTTGATGTCTTCTTTTAGAACATTCAATTCTGAACGTAGAGTTTTGTTGATTGATTTTTCAACAAGTGCTGCGGAACGTTTGATAAAAGCCTGTTTTGTTTTAGTTAGTAGGTCTTTACCTTCTGCTATCATACGCACCTTGGTTTCCACCAATTCGCGTTTGTCGTTATGGAACTCTGCTAGTTCACGTGAAAGCTGTTTTGTAACGAATAGCTTGGTTGTCGCCAAGTGTTCGTTCATCTTACTGCGATCATCGCGTAGTTCCTTTACTTCGTTTGCAAGCTGAGAAGTAATGAATTTTTCGAGAAGTTTTGCGTGTTCAGCTATTGCTTTTTTATAAGCAACACGTTCTGAGATTAGAGACGCACGGTCGGCTTGAAACTCTTCAATTTCTTTGCGGATTGCTGATTCAATGGTATGACCCATCGCTTCAACGATCACGCCTTTATCGTGTTCAAACTTCTGTGCAAACTCTTCACGCAGTTCTGCTGTGACTTCTTCTCTTGCTTCATTTAGTTTTGCTTCCCAAGCCTCTTTAATTTGCATACTAACTTCTTCGGTTAGAACGCCTGACTCAAAAAGACCAGCAAGGATGTCGTTTGCCATTGTTGGTTCTCCTGTTAAAGTTTTAGTTCTCTAATGAACTTAACTATTTGTTCTGACAAATACTTTTGTGCAGTCTTGTCATGTTGAACATCCTGTGCTAGTTGCCATGTTTGGAAACCACCACGCATATTCATTAGTCCTTCATATATCGCTTTTGGATAAGCATTCGGTGCACTTGGTTGTGCAACTATGTCAACCGTAACGATTTCAAAATTGCTCACATTTCCGCTGCCATCTACTTCACCTGAACCACGAGATGATACGCCTAATGTCGCACCAGATTCGATCAATGTTCTGATTATGTTTCCCATTGGTGTTGGAACAATTTTTAGTTTGCCGAAGCCATCTGGACCGTCCATCCACATACTCTCAATGATATGAGATACGCGATCAACGTTCACAGTTAGCTCTGGTGGGTGGTCACACTCTCCAAGAACTGGAAAACCTTCAGATATTTTTTTCTGAACGCTTTCCACTGCTCTTGATATTTCGGAGACCGGATATACTCTTTGATTGGCATTCTTTACGCCACCTTGCACGAAGATACCTTCCATGAACATATTTTTCTGTCCAGTTTCACTTTCAACCACACGTGCCTTGACGTTTGCTTGATTGTAGGATAGTCTTTCAATAAGAATGGCCATAATTTTTCCCCTCAAAAATTACATTAGTGACTTTTTGTTTACACCATCATCGCCTGGTTTTGCAGATTGATTGGAGTAAGATGGTGCTTTGCTGTTACCTGAAACGTTTACGTTTTTGGTTGAGATGGTTGATGGTGTTGCACCCTTGCCGCCAGATGTGTTACCATCTTTAATGCGAACTGGAGCAGCATTTGAATCATCGCCTGGACGCTTTGGATTTGCGTTTACAGTTGATTTTGTCTGAACGCCATTGTCACCAGTTTTTGCGGTCTGTGGAATGGTGTATTCAACAAGATCGTCTTCTGAGTCAAGGTCCATATCAAATGATTTTTCATCATCTTCATCTTCTTCGTCATGCTCGTAGTCTTCATCTTCTTCGTCATGATCAAATCCGTATTCGCCTTCTTCATCTTCTTCCTCATGCTCTTCGCCTTCTTCACCAGCCATAATTTTTTCAAATTCAGCTTCAAGTTGTGCAAGAGCAGATTCAAGAT